GTGTAACTCACTTGGTCATTAAATCTAGAAGCAACACTGAATATTCTACGAACACTACTTTCTGTTTGTAAGTAAGCGTCTGCATAAACATTCTCTACTTGCTTCCATAGAGTTCTTGTAACAGTTGAACTGTTATCTGTACTTAATTGATACAACCATGTATCAGTATTGTTAACACCTTGAATATCACCAATATCAACTACTTGGTTAGATATTTGTTGTGCTAAATTGAAATCAAAGTTCTGTAAATCACCTTGTTTAAAGTAAAAGAAGAAGCCTGTGTTTGGGCTACCGTAACCTAATTTGTCGTTACGATACAACATGTTCATTTTACCACTAGGCGCCGGTGGAATTTCGTAAACATAATCTTCACCTAAACTAGTTGCGCTAACTAGTTCAAAGTTCATTGTTTGATTATCGACTGTACTAGTGAATGGAACGATAGGTAAGTTAGCAGGAGGAATATTAATAGCATACTCGTCTGTTTTAATACCTAAAATTTGAGCACTATTGCCCGGACGACCAACACGCTGACTATTAATCAATGTAGCATTGATGATTGTATTAAATTGTTCTAACCAATTGATGTTTGCAGGATCATTCCATAATATAGTTTGGTTACTTAAGTTGTAGCCATTCAAATCAGTAATGTTTTCACTTGTTTGAATACTTACTACTTTGATATATCCTTGGCCTGCTAAGTTACGTTTAGCAGTGTAACTAACTAAGTTGGCAAGTTTAATAACACTGTCTCTGCGTTCAGCAGTATCAATGAAGTTTTCACGTGCATTCAAATCGCTACGGAATGCAAGACCTTGACCCATAAACGCAATAACGTCTAGTAGGGCGATAAACTCACTAGATTCAATGTAATCGTTGTATGTTTCAGGATAGTAAACACGTAGGTAATCTATGAAACTTTTACGCAATGTTTCATAATCATATGAACGGAAATCGGCTTCACGGAAAGTTTGATAGATTGCTTTCCAATCGTTAACGCCAAATAATGCTGATTGTCTTGAACTTGTAGCCATGGTATGTTCTCTTTTATGTATTTATCATAAATGAAAACACCACTTTTGTAAGATATTACTGAATGAGTGCTTGATTCGTGGTATTATTAAAGAAAACACTTAGTATTTGTGCATTATTGAATGGTGTTACTGCCATCTCAACTTCAATTAATATGCCGTTTTCTTGGGGGTATGCGCTAACAGTATTAACTATCATTCTTGGGTCTTGATTAGCGACTCGTCTAATTTCAGTCTCTAACATGTTCTGGACATCAAACGTGTTTGGTTCAAAAACAAATGACCAAAGAGTAGTACCATAGCCCGGATTACCAACCTTCTGTCCTTGTTGAATATTCAGTGCATTTAAAAAGTCTTGTATGACTAATTGTTCATCAACTAATCTAAACTTTTTACCAGGAATAACCGATTGAGTAACTGATCCTACTCCACCTGCAATGCCCGCTGGCAGATTAGTTGATTTGGGCTTATTAGCGTTAATTGTACTGAATCCTATGTATGTTGGCATATTTGACCTCTACTATATTTATGTTATGGTTATCTTTGCAATCTGTGCTTGCTGTAATGATTTTAATTTAGAATCCACTTCAGTTAGATTTTCTTTAATAGAAGTATGAGCACTTTCTAAACTAGCAATTGTAGGATCGCCCTGTGGTAATGAATTTTTGGCTGTATCTAATGCTGTTTTAGCTTCGCTAGCTGACTGCTGTAGTTCTGAACTTTGACTAGATAGTTTTTCTATTTCTGCAACAGCTTTAGCTTCAGCGGCAGCTAGTAAACTTTCACCTTCAGTATTACCTGTTGTTGCAGGGTTTCCACTAAAGTTTGGCATTGGTATCTTAGCATCACCTAATACACTAGTTATTTGAGATGTTAGTTCGCTACGGTCATTTGTATTAATTGCAATTGTAGGCAACTTAATTGGAACTGCGCCACCTGAACTCATTGAGCTAATAGCTGAGTTTAGTTGTGCGGCCGCGGCTGCTGGCAATCCTGCACTTGCTAATGATGCCAATGATGTTTTACCACTCTTTAAATCATCTAACCCTTTAGTTAAACCACTTGCAATATTTGTTGCGGCATTTAATGCACCAGACGAGGCTAGTGGATTTATTGAAGTTAAATTGCTCAACCCTTGAGTTGCAATTGCGGCTGTATTGATTAGTCCAGTTACTGCTGAAACGCCCGGTACAGTATTAACTGCACCAATTGCATTGTCAACAATAGATGCTACTGTTTTCTCTCCGCCAGGTAATGCATTTAAGCCGGATGCTAGTCCTGGAGTAGCACCTAATGTAGATTTGATTAGATTGGTTGCTGATCCTACTACCCCACTAACTGCTCCGGTCACTGAGTTAATTGCACCTGTTACTGAACTTAATGCCCCGCCGGTTACTGAATTAATTGCACCTGTTACTGCACTTAATGCCCCTGTTAGTGGGTTAGCAGATGCCGGAGCCTGAGCGGCTGCTTGTGCTTTTTCTGTAATATCTTTAATGTTCTGAGGTACCCCTGCTTTTAATGTCGGGAATGCACCAGTTATTGCGGCAAATGCACTGCCTGCTACACCTTTAGCACTATCTAATAATCCTGCTATTCCACCTATAGCTCCTTTAGCCATGCCACCCAATGCGCCTGCAATACTGCTTAATCCACCTGTTACAGTACTTGCTAAATTGCCTGCAAAGTTACCAGCAGACACTAAACTACTAGCTGAACCTAATACACTATTCAATGCCCCTGATGCCGCGCCTGTAATACTAGAGACTGCACTTAATGCTGAATTGGCCGCGTTCTTAACAAAATTAACAGTATTAGCTACACCTGCTGTGGCTGCTGACATTACCAAACCAGCAATTTGTGTTCCTGATTCTTTTCCTGTTATTAAACCATTGTTGGTTAATGCTGTTTGTGCTTTTTGTAATGTAACGACCTGTGCCGCACATTGTGCTGTTGTATTGCTAATATATGCTTGTAAGTTTTCTGCTCCAGGCATACCTGTAAACAAGTTGCTGGTCATAGCTTCCTCTACTGTTTTACCATCGGCAACTAATTTTGCAATCAATTTGGCTGATCCAGGCTTTAATATGCCTGCTTGTTCCATTTGCTCTGGACTTTGTGCCAGTGCGCCCACACATGCCACTTTACCTGCTGCCGTTTCCACAACTCCGGCACCTGCTCTAACTGCGGCCGCTGCCGGTCCAGTTGCGGCTAATGTTGACATTTGACCTACCATTGTACCAGTTGTATTCTTGTCTAATGCGGCACTGATAGCGGCTGACGGTGGAACAGTAGATGCTACTGCAACTGATACCGGAGATGTAACTGGTTTTTCTCCTGCGCTTGCATTTGCAGCCGCAACTGATGGACTAGGTGCAGATGGTAGTGCGGCACTTGCATTGTTATTAACTTTAACATCTACACCTTGATTTGCACTAGCCCATGGTGCATGAGCCGGTGCACGACTTACAATGCTTAATAGTTTACCCGGTGCTGCCGCCCAACCTTTAGTTGCATCATTCAAGGTGTCAGTGTGTGCAGTAACTGGTAATGGTTTAACCTCTTGCGGTACTAGGCTTGATGCGCCTGTATTCAAATTAATCTTGCTACCATTAATGTACGTAACTGAATCGCTGTAAAAAGAAGCATCGGCTGCACTTGCAAAACTCATTTGTCCATCTACTTTTGTAGTGTATTTACCTGATGCATACAAACTAAAATCTGTTCCAACTTTTTGTGTAGTTTCTTTTTCACTACTAATAGCAATTGTATCTGCACTAATGTTTAACGCTTTAGCCGCATTTAAATTAATATTATTATCAGCATGTAAATTTAAATCACCTTGTGTTCTTACGTTAACTGAGTTAGTAGCGTACATATCAATTGTACCCTCTTTACCTAACTCAATGTAACTTTGTCCATTGGCGTGAATAATGAATAGTGTTTGTCCATCATCACTCATTAGTATTTGATGACCTAAACTACTACGTATTCTTACTAATTGGTCACGACCTAGAATGTCTCCGTCGTCCATTACTAGAGTATGTCCGCCTCTACGTGCAACTACCTTTAGTCCGGTTGGCTTATCTCCTGTAGCGGCTTTAGCAATTGTTTCATCAGTAAAGCCGCCTTCATAGATAGGGCGACCGGGTGTACTTACACCCCAACCCACACGACTAGGGCTTTCACGTTGAGCACTAGATCCAATCACACCTCTAATTGGATCTCTAATTAAACCTTGTTGTGCTAGAATACTTGCAACATAACTATGCACTGGCTTTGCATCAGTTAAGAACTTACTGCTATTAGCAATACCTTCATTGTTTGCATTAATATTAGTTACTGGTAATCTTGCCGCACCACCTAAGCTTTTTGCTTCACCTGCATTTGCTACGATATT